GTTTCCCAGTCACGATCCCGATGTAGTAGCAGTTGTGACTATCCCTGCTGCCACTATGGGCTGGTTTAAGTCTCCAACCGCAGCAGTTCCCTGAAGCCGAATAAACTCACTGCTTTGAGTTTGCTCCAAATAAAGAACTGGAGCAACCGCAGGCTGAATAATATGTGTTCGCGCTGAAGGGAATACCCCATCAGCAAGACCAATACCAAAATTTCCACTGGTATCAAAAACCGCGATATCGCTAGGGCCCATTGCAAAGTATAAAGGATAACCAGAAGCAGACCCTAATACAACGCCAGGCTCTAACCCTGTTTGCGTCACTGCATCAGAGCCCACAGCCCACAGGACCCCTTCAACAGCACTGCCAAGACTATCCCGTGCCCTCACTTGAAAACCCGCTATTCCTTCAGACGTACCATTTTCAGACATGAACGAAGGGTAAACCCCGTCTGTAAGTGAAGTGGTGTCCCTCTGAAGATGAACTACATATTGTGGTTGTAATTGATATAAACCAATTTTCCCATTCGCACCATCATAAGTCGCTGTGAATGGAAATGCCGTAGCTGATGAAATTGGCCCTTCTGCTATAACAAACTGACTGAAAGAATTATAGTATGCCCCCGCCGTCCAATACCTTGTTGCACCATCATTAGATTCAAATCCAACCATGCCAATAATACCACCTTGCAAAACAAGCCCATCCTCCGAGGCCTCTAGTTGTGCTTGTATTTTGTAAGTTGGTAGAACGGTATCATCTAATGCTACCCCAAACCTCTTGGTTGTAGAAAAAACAGCTACATCTTGTCCGCCAGCAGCAATAAACAAAGGATGCCCTGATCTTGTCCCAATAGCTCCACCAGCAAGGTTGCCTGTAATCGCCTGGTCTGTTCTCCCACAGGCTGAAACAAACGCATCAACAGTAAATGCCCCAGCAGCAAAAGAAAGTGCATCTATTGTTGCTAAAGACTCTATCGCTTCATTCCTGACGACTCCTGCTGGATAATTCCCGAATACATCATCGGTAGTGTTCCCACGGACCTCTAAATTATAATCAGGTAATATAGTACCAATCCCTACACGCTTATTGACATCATCCCACCAAAGCCCATTATCCCCAGATAAAGTAGTTGCCGCTGACCAGAACGCCACTTGCCCTGCCGCTCCAGAACCGCCAACTCCTCCAGATGTTGAAGAGATCGTTAGAGAGCCTGCACCTGGCGTTAGAGTAATATTAGTTCCTGCCGTAAGGGATGCTGCAACAGGAGCCGCTCCTGTTGATCCTATAAACAGCTGCCCATCAGTTAACGCTGCGGCTTCTACGATCGCGCCCCCAACAGACTGCATGTGCCTATTGTTGTTAAGAGCTGCCCCAGAATTAGTGCCGCCGTCAGCGATGTTTAAAGGGATTCCGTCACCACGTAATTTATAAAGAGTTGAAGCCATTAAGCTCCCTTTCTAAATGTCTCTTGGAATTGAGTGCCATCATAAACCAATCCCAAAACAGTGTTCGCCGCAGTTGTCATGTCTACTGATCCAGCCAAAAAGATAACGGCAGTTCCTGCTCCACCAGCTGTATTATTTTTAACCGTTAACGCGCCCTGGAAGATCAAAGTGATATGCGTGCCAGGCGTGTAATCGCCAATCGTGATTGCATTGATTTGCGTTACTCCGCTAATACTGAAGTTTCTTGAACTCGAAGTCAGAACCAAATCATTCGCACTCGCGGCAGTCTCAAAAGTCTCAGGACAAATCGCCGCCCATTGTTGAGCGCCATCGATATTGACATGGATGTTTTGGTTGGTTGCATTAAAGTAAATAGAACCAGGTCCTGCAACCCCTGTAATATCCAAAGCTCCATTAGGATTGGTAGCGCCTGTCCATTGCCCAATATCCGCTACAGAAGAATGAAATCTCTGGAAAAGATCATCTCCAAAGAAGAATGGGTTAGTGGGGTCCCCAATTTGAACAGGACAAATAGGATTTGGAGTTTTTATCCCAATGTAACCATCTACATCGATACATGACGGATTTGTGTCATTAAAATCCCCATAAAAAAATGCGTAATTAGTACCCACACTATCGTCCATGCTTTGAGCATGGAAAGAATAACTTGTCCCTGTGAAGTTTGAAGACGGCGGGTTATTTCTTGAAGTGATACCATAAACAACACCAACATCTCCGCCGAGGCCGCCAGAATAGTTTACATCCACTCTAAAGCCATGGATTGTCCCAACAGTAGATGCCACTTGATGCACAACCTGGATGAATCCGCCGGTTAGTTCATTACCACCAATGGTATTATTATTCTGCAAATAAGCGCTGTACATCCTGACATAATCAAATCCATTCACTGCATCATCAGCAACAATGACTTGATTGTCTTGGTTAACCCAGAAATCAGTACCTCCACCCGCTGGGGTGAGAGTAGATAATTGAAAAATAAAGTTCCCTTGAAACCCTGTAGCAAAATCTTCAGAAACAAAAAGGATTGCATTTGGATCAACAGGAGTAAGGGAAGAATTAGTTCCAAGCCTCATGTGCGCAGAAACCACGAGCCCTGCTGAAGTGCTTCCCTCAATATCCACAAGATCTGCTGGCGTAATGGTATTAACGCCTAAAAACTTATTCGTGTTATCCCACCAAAGATCGTTGTCTCCAGATAGAGAAGAAGCGCCAGTCCAGAAGGTCACTTGTCCAGCAACACCTGCTCCAGAAAGACCGCCAGAGGAAAGTATTGCCCAAGTCATTGCATCATCAGTGTTGACGTAAACTGAGCCGTTGGTGCGTAAGAAGATAGAGCCGCGCTGCCCCGTGACTGATCCGTTCGGGTCTGCCGAACCTGCAAAGATACCAGCAGTGTCTCCAGTGATCCCTAAGCGAATAAACTCATCATTGCTTGCGCCAGTGATGTGCAACGCTGTGACAGGAGCCAATTCATTGATACCAACATTGGCGCCGAAATAAGCACCGTAGTTGTTGGTAGCAGCAGTTGGCGTCTCAACATAAACGCCATGGAAATTTGTAATCGTTCCGGAAGCATTGAAAGGCGAATCTACAAATACGCCTTGAGCGTTAGTGATTGTCCCTGATGATGTATTGTTGATTGACGCTGCCAACGCCGCAGCATTGGTCATAACTCCAGTGTCAGAGTTTATGATCAATCCAGAACTGCCGAAAACATTCGTTAATGTCCCCGTGCCTGCATGAGTTACTCCACCTCGAAGACCAAATAATGTTGCGATATTGAAAGTGTTGGCTGTGTCAACTTCAGTATTGAAAAGGCCAGCATTGAACGTGGCCAGACTGTTTGCCGTAGGATCTACCGTCAAAACAAAAGATCCCATGGTTTTACTACCAATCAAAATCTGACTTGTCTCAACAACGTTAATCTTAGCTGTTGGAGTGCTTGTCCCTACACCAAATCGTTTGTTAGTATTGTCCCACCAAAGATCATTGTCCCCAGCAATCGTAGTTGCCGCACTCCAAAAAGCTATCTGAGTTGCTGTGCCGCTACCGCTTACTCCGCCACCACCGCCAGATGCTGCAATAGTAATTGTGCCAGCACCAGGAGTGATCGTTATGTTTGCGCCGGCTGTAAGTGAAGCCGCGACTGGAGCTGCCCCTGTAGACCCAATAAATAATTGCCCATCAGTTAACGCCCCAGCTTCAACAATCGCTCCAGCGCTTGACTTCATCAACTGATTATTGATTAATGCTGTCCCGGAATTAGTCCCACCATCAACAATCGCTAATGGTAAACCATCTCCTCTTAATTTATAACTTGTTGATGGAGGCATAATTTCTCCTTTTTAAAATAATAATTAAAATATCAAAAAATCACCACCATATAAAGACAACACCTTCACCACCTACAGTGGCATTAAGCCAAATCTCGTTTAAGTTTTGAGCAGAAAGAGAAATAGAAGGAGGCTGTGCCCCAACGGTAGGCGCGACTAACACGATACCGTTCGTGCCATTGTTTGCAACATTTGGCCCACCAATATAAATCTTCCCAGTGTTTGTTTCCTTGGCCTGAATAAGAACTTCATGGCACCCAAAAGATTGGAGAGATAATGGCTCAGCAGTACCTGCAATCGCCACACTTCTTCCATCACTTTGTAAAAGCTCGCTAGTTAACGCGTTCCAAGCTGTGACTGGTGTCCCGGCCATAACTCCTCCTAAATATAAAAATTATCCTCAATAGCAATCGGGATAGGTCTATCAGGCTTAACATGTCGCTTGCCTGCCTGCATCCACAACGCCGCTTCCGCTTCCTTAAGCTCAGTCTCCCAACTGCTAATCCCCTTCAACGCTCCTGAAACATCTTTAGCACGAAGTAACCGAATTGTAGACTTCAAAACGACACAATCCTCCAATTCATAAAGGTCATCCCCGATCTCATCCGTATCCGTGACTAAAGGAGTCACTTTCTTTTGATGCTTGATAATAACCCCAGCAATCTCGTTCGCAGCAGGGAACATATTGAACACAATCCTCTGATCTTCCAAATGCCACGTAGGGATCCACTCTTCGTTCGGAACCGGAACAGTTGAAACGATCTGATTGTATGACGCAAACTCGTCGAGGAAGAAATTGACTTGGTTAATAGTTCGTCGAACTTCGTAGACCGGAGTTCGGAATGTAGAATCAAGAGTGTACTCTCTCACGTTCGCAAGCAAATCGAGTGAGTAGTCTCGCGAAAGGTAACCTTGATAATTAGCGTTTAGAATTTTTACGTAATGCTGGAGGGCGTTGTTAATAACAATATTTGCAAAATCAACCCTGTATCTTTCAGCGGTTGCTGCAAGAACATTAGAAACATCGTTCAAGTTTACGAACGTGTTTAAACGAAGCTGATAGAGTGAAGCGCCCATACATAATCATGCCTGCATTGTAGGAATCATTTCTTTAATAAGCTGATTCAGTTCTTTCTCTTGTTCGTTAGCCTTACTCTGAGCTTCAACATCATTCTCAAACAGCGCAAGTGTCGTCTCAATAGAGCTTGTGATTATCTTGGATTTCTCCTCAACATCGCTCTTCATAATTGAGAATCCATACTTAGCTTCTAATTCCTTAATCGTCGCCATCGCGATTTCAATGTTTCTAGTAATTTCCTTAACAGGTTTCTGCTTAAGGACAGTGCCATAAACATTTTGAGCCTTAAGCTCTGTATCGAGGTTGATGTAGCTCTCTAAACGGCCTTCCTGCATGATAATATACTTCTCAAGGCCTTCCATGCTTTTACGAACAATGTAGTTTTGAAGATTAAACCCATCAGGTAACGGACTTGGTGGATTAATTTCAACAAGCCCACGATCCCTATTATGAGATAAAATCCAATTCGCAGTTTCATTGCTGAGAGATAACGTGTGCCCCGGCGAAATATAGTAATTAACCCCATCATAAGCCCCCACAATCGTTTCAATCGTTGGATTGTAAATTCTCATATCACTGGTTTCCTTTTGTCTTCTTGAATCGATGCGTGCGGCTTAAACTTAATTACCTCGCCAGATACGTTCTTTAAATACTCTCCAGTATTCGGATCTTTAAGAGGCTTTGGCTTCGTCCATTCATTCCAATCAATCTTCTTAAAAGTGTCGACAACTTCAGCCCACTTCCTCTTCAAAGTGGTGTCACGTGCAACATATTTAAAATTGTCATGGATCGTTGCTTCCGCCTTCTGAATGTCTTCCTCAACCTTACCAACAACCTTCTCGCTAAGCTCTTCAGGATGCTTAGCGAAATACCTATTCCTATCTAAAATCTGAAAAACCCTCCCGTCCAACGGAGCTGCGTAGCCATTCGGGTCAACAACGTTCATAACGTGATTCATAGACCCGTCATACGGATCCTTGTGCCAGATCGCCCAAACCTTGTGAGTCGGGTCCCAATTCAAGCACAAATCTCTGTCATACGCGTGAAGCCGAGCGCAAAACTCCGGTGGCGGTACAGGATAAACTTCCAGAACTTCAATCATACTAAGATACAGGTTGCAGATTTCTAAAGATCAAGTTCGAGTTACACTTGTTGGTTCCTAAGTTGCCAGAGTAGTACATTACACTCACTCCCTGCATGTAACCACTTTTCCACTTCATCGAAGTGCCACCAAACATCGACTCAAGAGCCAAAGGAGCAATCTCCATCTTACCGCCATGAGTCCTGTTGTACATGATCCAATCGTTCTTGCCGCAATCGGGGTCGATCACGATCGGCTTGCCGTTCCATTCCAGCATATTGGGTTTCTCCATGCCGGAATCGTACTTGGAAGCGTCAATGTAGCGCTTTTGAGGAAGAATGATCGAAATATACCGACGAACTGAGTTCATGTGGACAAAGTTCACATAATCTTCAGTCATATAATCATTTCCACCAACTTCATAGATCGTGTTTTGACCTTTTTGGAGTAAATCGTTGGTTAAAACCTGATTCAAAGCGTCAATTCGGTTACCTCTCCATCCAGGAAAGGTAGTTCGGCTGATTCCTTCAAAAACTACTGGGAAGTCAGTGCCGTCGTCGCATTGATCAGGGATTGAATTGAATCCAAGGCCAGTCGTGGTTGCCAAATTCTCTTCATGTAAGAAAATCGTGTCACCAGCCGACAAAGTCACGTTCGGAGTCACGCTGATCGTATTACCATTGATCGCTGTGATCTGAACGTTGTTCTGAACCAGTGTCGTTGCAGCAGCATTGTAGAAATCTACAAACATGCCGTTGAAAATATACTGGGTTGAAGAAATTGTGAAGGTAGGTGAACCAACAACTCCAGCAGCAACAGTGGCTCGAATATTGCGAGGACCAATGTAGCAGGATTGATTCAAGTTCTTTTTACAAGACTTCTGAAGATCTTCAATCTTGTAAGTGTAATCTTCGAAAGAGGTCACTCCACCAATCAGTTTGGTGAGAAAGTTCTTGGTGAAGGTTACGTTACCAAACTCTTCAACGTTCGTGATCGTGAACTGTTGAGAAGTTTCAGTAGTATCCTGAGCCAAAGGAGCAGTCTCAGCAGCGAATTTGAAACTGGAAGAACGGACTAAGTGTGCATCTCCAAACCAACCGTTACCTCGAATGTTCCAATTCTTGGTTGGAAGTTCATCGTAAGTGATTGTCAAACGTTGTTCCTGATCAATCACGCCGGTATCATAAATTTGCTTGGAGAGAGCCCCAAGTTCACCAAACGCTGTTTCAATTCCTACTGGCATAAGCGCCTCCTCATTAAGTTAAATTTTTAAAATCCGCACCACGCATCTTCCACTTAAAAGCTTTCTCCAATGCCCGTGCGCGATCAGACATTGTTTTCAAATTCTCAGGCTTGAAAAATCTTGCCATCTCATTCGGCGTCGATTTCTCCTTCTCAATTCTAAGCGCGTCCTGTTTACGCTTCCAAGCTAAATCAAACCCGGCTTTCTTATGCTTCTCGAAAGCTTTCGTGAAAGCCTCTTTCATGAACAACTCATTGTACTTGATCAAAGGATCGGATTGACCTTGCCCGTTTACCAACCCAAGCTTCTTGGCAACATTGTAACCTTCACGAACGGTGTTATCAAACAATATTTCGTAAGCTTCCGTCCCTGGAGTGTAACCAACCTCTTCTGCTAACTCCTGAAACTCCTGCTCATAACGAACATTCAACCCGTCTCGCTTAGATTGGACCTTGTCTCCAACGAAATACTCCTTAACACCTTCGATCTGCTCTTCAAGAGCCTTAATCTTTTCTCGAGAAGTTTCGAGTTCAGTTTTGAAGAAGTCTTCCGGGGTGGAATCTTGTGCCGCTTGTTTGTTTTCTTTCTTGCCAAACCATGCCTCATCAAATGTCGCTCGAAATTTCGGATCTGTCCGATACTTCTTGTCCATCTCATCAAACGTTGCAGCCTTCTTCTCCAAGACAGACATGTTCGATTCCATGGAAGCCAGCTTCTCTTTCAAAGCCTTAACATCTTCTTTGTCTTGACTGTCTCCGACTTGATGTGCTGCCGCTTGTCCTGTTTCTACGCCTTGACCCATGGGTCTCTCCTTACATCATCTGTTGCCCGGTGGATCCACCGGATTCTGGTGAAAAGATCGCTTCCTGACTCGTCTTAATCTCTTGTGGGTTCTGCTTCGGCCCTTCTTGGCCAGCCATCTCTGGAGCTACTCCCATCATCGCCATCTGTTGTTGCATCTGCATCTGCTGAGCTTGCTTTTGAGCCGCTTGCTGCTTATGTGCTTCATAATGAGCCAAGAGCGATTGAAAGACAAATTGTTTTTCTTGCATTGTCGGATCTAACAGCAAATTCTCAATCTCTCTCATGTGCAGAATATCATCGTGCCACGGATACACCGGCGGATTAATGATCTGCTGAGTCTCCTCCGATTGCAACATCAACTGGTTCTCATACCTCGCCAAGTTCACCTGCTTGTTGCTAGGCGCATCGAATCCCATGATGTCCATCTTGCGCTTGAACTCGTTGTTCAAGTCAGGATCTCCCTGAATATTCCCTAACACTCCTAGTTGCGCTAAGTTCATGTACTTCTCCTGCTGCGCAAGCTTGCTTCTTCCAATGGACGAATACGGCTCAATCTTCACGTACCCCGCAAGATCACTGCCTGCAAAGTCCTTCACGTCCACGTCCGTCACATACTGACTCATCTTCTTAAAAATCTTAAGCGCGTTCACTAAGTTCTTATCAGGATAATAAAGCGACCTTCGAATGTTCTCAAGCTTATTGAACTGGCTGTCCTGCATGAAGCTCTCAAACATCCTAATAAAGTTATTCTGAGCATTGCTCGCTTCTTCCCTAAGCACTTCAAGCCCACGGTACGTCGTCACTCCCTGCGGCCGTATCCCCTGCATGATCTCCGTCACACCAGACGACTCCACCCATTCCTGCGCTTGTAGCTTCGTGTCATCCATCAACACTGTCGACGGCTGAGGCGCTGACATGAAGCTCGGCACACCGCCGGCTGGACCAAACGGATTGTATCTCCAAATCTCTTCGTTGCCTGTGATCGTGTCCGTATCTAACTGCGCCCCGATCGGCATCGCGATCTTCGGCTTGGTAAGGGATCGTCGTAACTGATCCATCTCCGTTCGCGCTTGCTCATACGCGCGTTGCTGATCCAGCAACTTCTCCGAATAACTCGTTCCCCACATCCGCCCAGGCACTCTTTCATAAGTCAAGATCGAGTACGGATGCCACATCGTGATCGGAGACTCTCGGTACGCTGTCGAGTCTCCATCATACAAGCACTCTCCGTTCGCTACCACGATCTGTCTGCCCTTCGGCCAAGCCGGTGACGGCTTCACATACAGATCAATCTGCACCACTCCGTCTTGCATCATCAAGTTCGAGTAGTTCCAGTTCCTATACGATCTAAACATCCCGAACGTCAGCTGCTTCAGCGCCATCTCCATCGCCATCGCTGGCGTGAACCGCCAAGACCCAGGCTTCACATTCTCCAAATTCTCAGGATAGTACCCCTCCCCCTGCCGATTGAACTGCTGACGAACCGCGCCGATTCTCTTAATCGACACGTCTGCGGCAAAGTCCATCGTCTCCAGCCAGTTCGCCATCGGGTTCACAATGAACCTGAACGCACTCACAATCTCTGTCTTGTTCCAAGGAAGTTGTTCTAAAATCGGCTCTCCTCGCTCAGAGAAGGCCTGCTCTTTGGTAGGTTGGCCAGTTAGTGGATCCACTGCATCGTTCATCACTGGCCAAAGTCTTGATCGATTGTACTCGTAACTGATGTAATCCTTGCGAGCCACCATCGGAGTCAACAGCGCCCACAACATCGCCTCATAATAACTATCGTTCTCATGATCCGTGTCCCAGAAGTAGTCCAGCACAATGTTCGATAGCTTGGCCTTGCGCTCACTGATCTCCCCATCATCCTCAGGCCAAACCTTAATGCCGGGCCGCTGGCGAGTCATGTTACTCGCTTGCACCTGCACCGCCTTGAACAACTTCGGAATCCGCCGCCTATAAATCTGCGCGTCCCTGTTCGCCCCCATCCCCAATGAGTTCCCAGTGACAGTGCCTCCCGCAAACCGAGAAGCCAAGTTCCTACTGCCAGCATAATACAAGAAACTCTCTAACCACTGCCGCGCCGGCAACACCTTCGCATCCGAATCTCCAGATATCAACGTGCCAAGCATGGCTACAAGACGCTTCGGATCTTGCGTCTTCTCCAACTTGTCTAAATTCAAATCATTGTATTGAAAGGAATACGAACTCATGAGGTGATCCCCATTGCCCCTTTCATTATGAACTCAGCCGCCTCTTGTTCAGGATCAACCATAATGTCATCACGACTTACACTCTGGCTGAACATCGCCGGCCTTACATGCGCCAACTCCGTCATCCTCATCCGATTATACGAATCAGCCGCTGGACCAACCATCGCCATGAACTTGTTCTCCAACTGCCCGTTGATGTCACGAACTCGTTGTAACTCAAGCTTCAAATGCTCAATCATCTCTTGCCGAACCTTACAACCCTGACACTCATCAAATTGATGATGCAGAGGCACCGGCTGTGACGCCGGCGCCTCCATACCATAGTTTTTGTTCGTTGGAGAAACTCGCTTATTCCTCGACCAATACGCCAACTGCTTCGGTGTCGGCTTCTTGCCTTGTCTCATCATGCCACCCGGCCAAACACAGTCACGAAGAACTCAGTGCTGTTCGCACTAGTCAAAGTCACAGTCGCAGACCCCGGAGCAAACGTGGTCACATACCCGCCGTTAGAAGCTGCCGCTGCGTTCGCAGGGGTGATCTCAACATGGTCAATCGCTTTAATATTGGTTGGGGTTATCACCGCAGTCGTATCGGCTGCCCCAAGCACCACACTGAACGTCTCATACGCCTCTTTCGTCTGTGTATCATCTCTCATAATCGAAGTTACTGCTGCTGCCATATCATTCTCCTTTGTTTAAGTTTTGAACATCCCCTTCAATGGATGCTTGCGCTTCTTCTTCTCTGTGGACGGAGTCCAATCTAATTTGTCTCTCATAGTACCATAAACAAAAGCTCCAGTTCTTTCTTTTCCATAGCCGCGTTTTGAAGCTTCCTTTTTCAATTTTCTCTCTAACTTTAACGGCATTCGTATGTTCCTTCTACCCAATGCCTTTTCAAATGTTCACTTTGACTTTTTATTAATTCTAAATTGTCCAAAGAATTATTCAATTTGTTATGATCTTTATGATGAACAATAGATCCTTTCGGAGCATCCGCTATCAATCTATGTACCAGGAACTTTGCTTTTCTACTTTTCTGAAAATAAAGGTATCCATTTTTACCTTTCCAAACACATCCAGGATAATCAAATTCATGTTGACATTTTTTAGAACAAAATTGTCCTTTCGATTTGGTTCGATAAAATTTAAATTCAGAACTACAATGCTTGCAAATAACAGTAAGTCTAGAATCTTTACCTGAATTCCAACTAGGATTATGCCCAGAAACGTATTTCCTAGGTCGCCGTTTCTTATCAAATTTTAAGAAACGCGTACCGCAACCACACAAGCACAGAATCTCAAGATTCATGTCCTTAAGTTTCTCTGGCATCGTCTCCTCACTTCTCCGGCAAGCTCATCGTCTTACGGATCCCCGCAATGAGCTTCTCCATCGCTGCCTTCGTCTTAGGGTCAACTGGTTGCTGGTCTGCCATTAGAACATCCCTTTCGCTGCGTACTTGGCCCTAGGAGCCTTCTTCTTCGGATGAGCATACGTTTGGTCGTCATCCTCTTCTGTCGGCTCACTGTCCGTCTCTTCCGCTGCTGCTGCGGCCATGTCTTCAAGCTCGTCTACTGCGTTGTAACTCTCAGCAGCCGCATCCTCAGATCCTGAATCCATTTCCAAATCTCCAGTCTCCTTGTTCTCGCCTGCCTTACCATACGTCGCCTTGTCCAACGCCTCACGGTTCTCTTCAACCAACGACGATAACTCATCTAGCGCTTTCTTCAACTTCGCGTACATAGTCGCCTCCTTGGTTTATTGAAAGTACGTCGCTACAATACCGTTAGCCGGCGTATACGCCGCTACCGTCGATTGCACCACGCTGTAACCAAGACGATCAGCCTCTGCAATAAAGAACGCAGCCTCTTCTTTCGAAGGGTTGTACACCTTGCCGTTCGTGAACGTGAAGGTCTGCCCGTTGTAATCCAAATCCACTGGAGCGCCGCCAGAGTTGGTGATGAATGCTCGGTTCGCGTCCAAGTACGCCAACGCCACTGCGTCCGGAACGGCATCGGTTGCTAACGTCTGCAACTGCTGAATCTGCTGCGTGTACGCATCATGCCAAGTGTTAGTCTCCTGGTTAGTCAAGCATAGCTGCTGTAATGACTTGATGTCCGTTGCCACTTCTCCTAAGACCGCTGTCGATACTGCCATAACTCCCTCCTTATTGAATGTGTTCTACCGATGTCGAATGTTGTACTCTACCAAAACCGTCATGATCAACCCGTCTGCGTACCCTACCCACTCCTCTGTCTTGTGCCGCTGACTCACGATCGTCACCGCAGGATCCCTCACGAACGTGTTCACTTCGTTCTCCAGCAAGTTCAAGTTGTTCCTAGTCTTGTCAGGATTCGTTAAGTCAATCTGCGCCGCGAACACTCTTATCATCAAAACCCCTCATCGACAAGCGCGCTGATCAACTGCGCTTGATTGTACTGCCTGATCCAACTCGCCGGCGGCTGATACCCAGGAAGCCCCGCCTCCGCCCTCTCCATGAACCATTGCCTCGTATCATCGTCCATATTCTTCAAATGGTCAATCTCTTCGTATTGACTATTCAAGATTATCGGATGCTCCATCTCGTAGAGCTTCAATGTCCACACCAAGGAGTCCACTCTGTCCTTCTCCCCGTGCGGGAACGACAGCACCTCCTCAATGAGAGACGGCGTCTTCAAAGACACGATCCCCATCTCGAAGTAGCGACTGACATCGATCAGCCGGCGCGCCTTGTCCTTGTCAGGCTTCATCGGGATCACCTCAATGTCAGGGTTCAGCTCGTTGATGCTCTGACGGATCATCTTCTGCGCTTGCACCTCCTCCACGCCTAACCGGATCGGCAAGCCCTCTCTCTGGAAGTGGTAGTAGAAGTCCATGATCGTCCGGATCAGATCAGGCCCTGTTACCTTCCGCTTCCAGGCCAGCTGCTCGTAGAGCATCCCATTGCTCGCCTCCTTCATCACCACAATACCCGAGTTGCAACCCCATCGCTCCGTCGTGAACGCCGGGTCCACTGCGATGTAGATCTTCACACCCTGTAGAGTGGAGAGAGTCTCCTCCGTATGCCGACGGATCCACTCCTCAAAGATGATCGGGTCGGCACTGGACAACGGCCGGTTCTGCTTCTCAGCATTGAAGCGATGGATCCCTACAGACGCGCGCTCTTTGATCAGCGCCTCTACGGACCAGCGCTCAGGCCAGATCGACTTGGTGTCATCATCCTGCAAGGCCTCCCAAGTCCGCCCAATCCATTCAGGTGACGTCAGCAGCTCCGACAGCAGGGAGTTCGGCGTGATGATCGTGCCGATCACTGTAATGTGCGTCTCAGGGATGCTGGCGAAGTACAGAACACGGAAGAACCAATCCTTCAGCTTGAGGAGAGTGTCCTCAGTCCCCATGTTCTTCAAGGACTCTAAGTCGTCCACAATGATGTCCGAAGGATGCCGGCCGCGGATCTGGCTGCCGTAGCCCAGGGCCATGCATCTGCGGCCATTGGTGAGGCGGATGTCCGACTCGTTCCAGGTCAACTCGTCGTTCGTTAGGTCCCCGTACTTCTGGATCAGGTACCGGTTCTCCTTCAGCTGCGTCTTGATCCAGAACAAGTGGTCTTGGCTCAGCTTCTCCGTCTCACTGACGATCGCCACTTCCGTCGGTGCACTGAGGTTCGGGCGGCTGAGCGGATCCACCAGCCGATGCAAGGCTCGGTACTTCGCCAAGATCGTTGACTTCAAGCTGCCTCGTGGCGCCGCTGTCGCTGATCGGGGCAGCGTAGCCGTGAAGATGAGGAAGTTGTGGAACTCAGACAGGTGCTTGAACCCGTCAGGCTCGTTCGGTTGGATGATCGTGCGGATGAACTCGTGAAACCGGAAGTTCTCACGGATCGCCTCAGGATCCGATGACGGTAAGTTGACGAGTGGGTTGCCCATGCCTGTTCACCTCCTGTATCTCTTGCGCCTTCTCGTCCCGCTCCGCTATCCGCCGCGCCTTCCACTCCATCGTCTCTTGCTCCAACTTCAACACCTTACTCATGTGGTCCATCGCCTCGTCCCTAGTCACCATCAACGGCTCTATCGGAATCTGACGCTTCGCCTCGTCCTGCAAGTTCTGGTTGATGTTGTGCTGCGGCTGCTCAGCCACGTGCATCTTGTGCACCTTGAAGGCTAACTCAGCCTTGATACTGGCGTTCCCACCCTTACCGTACTCTGTCGGCTCCGTTAAGATCTCGTGGATCACGTCCTCGCTCAGTTTCGCTAACCTGTCATGGCTACTGATGCGAGATCGATAAGCTCGCTCCAAGGCTTCGCGGATTGGGTTGGTGGAATACAACTTCAGGCTGTCGGTCATGGGGTGAGAATAAATGGGATGCGCTTGGATGGCAATCATGAAGTTTCAGTTTGGGCTGGTTCATAAAGTTTTTGGTTTGTCAAGGGGTATAAAACCTTAGAACAAAATAAAATTTCAAAAAATTTGTTGGGTGTACGCGGGGTGGGGGTGGCAACGCGACTTCGACCCCCGCCGCCCTTGACATGGGGGTGCCCTTTCGCCCCTGGCTCACAACGCCACCAACAACACGTCACCACAGCGCCCAGCAAGCCCAAGGCTCAACGATTACGCTAGGCCATAGGGACAAGGGCCCCTGGGTTTCCAAAGCCAGCCAAAACAGGCATGCCTTGGCATTGCGCCACGGGGCTATTGGGACACCTTCAGCCTATTGGTATTAATATGTACAGATTAATGGGCTACTTGCGTAGCATGTTGATTAGGCCAGGGTCGTTAACCTCAAGCCGTTTGATATAGTCGTAAAAGTGCTCAAGGGCCACCTTGTACACCTGTGCTATTGTGGCCTCTCGCTCTGGTGTCGAAAGAATCGTGGCTATCTCGGCAATCATTTCCTTCTGGGGCGTGGTGAGGGAAATTAAATACTTATCGCTGATGTTACTAAAGTGCATCGTCGCTAATTCCCCTTTCGTGTCTTATCCTTTTTTCCTCAAGCTCTCTTTGGGTTAAATAACAATTGTGGATAAGAGACCTCATAAGCTTGGCTGGAATGGTATTGAGTTGCTGACAGCAGAAATCAATCTCATTTTGAACCCTTTGGTCTATTCTAAAACCGAATTTTCGCTTCATAATGCCTTGCAATTTCATCTTGTGCCCCACTTTCATTTTCAGTCTATGAAAAGTGGCACTCAAAGTCAATACTTTCCTTTTAGAACTATCTAGAATTGGGCCCAATGTCTGTATATGATATAAGGTTTACCGTAATAGTCAACCTTCATTTTTCTCTTAGGTACTCTATATAATATATAGGAATTGGGGTGCACGCTAAATAATACCAATTCACTTCCATGTGAATAATTCAACTTAAATCTTTTCTATTGACATGCTCCCGCAACCATAGTACTAATTGCAAAACATAGCAAATTAGGTTAATTTAAATCAATGAAAGGTAGGTGAATGATGATTAGCTTCGAAAACATAATTGAAGGGAAGAAAGTTTGGGAAGGGAACGATCTTGCGGCCAATTGCTACGAGAAGGTTCCGGAGGGTGTGAAAGTAACAACGGTCTATAGATATGGGAAAGATGCCGTGAAGGTTTATTCACCGCAAGAGTTTAATGAATGGCGTAATGAGATTTTGAAGCTATCCAATAGCTACTTTCAATAACAATAACTGTAATTCTTGTGAGGAGATTGAAGCGAATGCCTATTCATTTAAAAATACCAGTCGAAAATGGGGTTGAAATTATATTGTGCGATTTTTTTGTTAGGTGCGATGTCCGTATTTTACCCATGGTCCCGCCAGATTCCATAACCGCAAAAATCGCACTCGATGCCTTTGAAACTAGATGCCGTTCCTTATCTCATGAACTAGCCGCAAAAATAAGTGATGAACTACAACTTTATATAGAAGCAATGAAAGGGGAATGAATATGAACAATGAAAAATACAATGGTTGGACTAATTATGAGACCTGGAGTGTGGCTTTATGGATTGATGAAAACAAGGGGGCCCATGAAGCGTGGCGAGAGACGGCTAATGATTTTTTTAATACCTCAAGTAAGAGCGAGGGGCTTTTAAAGCAGCGACATGCGGCTATTTATAGGTTAGCGGATTGCCTGAAAGCTGCTCATATGGAGTTCATGCCTCAGCCTGAGATTCCGGATGTTTATTCCCAGTTGCTTCAGGGGGCTTTGTCCGAGGTCAATTGGGATGAAATTGCAGAGGGACTGATTAATGAGGTGATAGCATGAAACCACTACGCTTACGCGCTTTAAAGATAATTAAAAAAAGGAGCGACAACAAGTTCTTCCTCTACCTAGCCCTGATACTCATTGTCGGCATCTCCGTGATCGTCACCCTGTTTGTGGGGTTCATGCCAAGAGAGCGCGTCATGATCGTCGATCACCCCTTAACCTACAGTGAGCAACTGGAAGCCTTGCGCCCTGAGACGATCTTAATCCATACGAGCCCAACGAATAACACGAATAACACGAATAACATTGACACCAAAGGCAAATTAAAATAGATGCAATAACATGCCAAAGAAGACCAAAGGATTTACAATCACAACTAAGCTAACCCCTCAAGACCATAAGCGCTTGATAGCCCTGAGGGACCGTAGCGGCCTAACAGTGACAGCGATCTTGGCCAAAGCACTGCTTGAGTACATGGACTTAGAGGACAAGTTAGCTGCCAACCCTGGGGCGTTCCAAGCCTTAGAGCCAGCTGAGCCCATAGAGCCTGAAGGTTGCACCCTGTTTGATGTCATCAATGACAAGAGGCGTGGGAGGACAGCATGAGACAACAGGTCAAAGAGGCAGCGGTGAAGAAGCGGATCATTGGTCTGTTGCGCCAAGCGCAAGACTCTCACCCTAACCTGTACTGGAAGTCGATGTCAGAGCGCTACAACTCGGGTATCCCTGACTTCTTCGTAGCCTATGAGGGCACCGTGCTTTGGATAGAGGCGAAGGGGAGTGAGGGACGGCTTAGCAAGATACAGATACACGAAGCGCAAAGGCTAAACAGGGCGGGTATCGAGGTAGTGGAATGGAGCGCAGAGCCGAGGTTGATCAAGGGAGACAACGCAGCCAAGAGCATCGCCCCTAACATTCACCCGATAGCTACTGATAAGATTAGTGATCAAGCAATGGAACTCTTAACAATCATCATTAAAGGAATAGCACCATGCAAGACGACGAAACCCTAATCCAACCAATCTTGGGAATCCCTGAAGAGTCTTCCCATACGCCGTTAATGAGCGAGGACACGAAGAAGACCCAACTGGTCAGCTTCTACCTCACCCCCTTACAGCACGAGAAGCTGCGCGACATCGCACTCACCATGGGCACCAGAGCGAACGACTATGCTCGGATGCTGGTGCTGGGGAAGCTGAACGAAGTGAGAGGGAAGTGATGAGCTGTGAGAGAGAGCATAAGGTAGTGGAAGAGTATGTAACTAACAAGATGACTGAAATAGCCATTGAGATTAACGCGCTGCCGATAAGTAATCAGCATAAGCGTGACTGCGTGACAGGGATGGTCGCGTTTCTTTCAGGCATGCTTGCCGCCGCTGATAATCCTCCCGCAGGGATTTGGCGCTCGCATGCGAAACATTGAAGAGGGAGGATAACGAAGATGCCATTCAAACTAACTGAAGCCCATGTGGGCAAGAAAGTATTGTTTGAGGGGTGGGGCAACGAAGACTACCTGTTGGTAGAATGGGTGAACGACGAGCCTGATCAAGACGGCGTGTGCTTAGTTGGGGGCGTTAATAAGGACGGCGTTGAGGAGGTTTATCATCACGCTAACGAGGAAAAATGGGAGGAACTTTTAAATGACATTCAAGCTAACTAAAGATCACATTGGTAAGAAGGTTCGACATCCCGTATGGAAGAAAGACGATTATTGGACCATTAAGTTCATAGGGGAAACGATCGTTGTATTTCAAACCAAGGAAGATACCGAATGTTGGGATAAGATTAGTCGGGCTGAAGAATCTATGGAACTCTACGAAGAGCCCCGATTTACATTTGGAGGGGACACGATCATCCACCAATACCCGTTTCAAATCCCCTCCCCTTCCTACGAAGAGCCCAAGCCTGAAGTCTGGTTTGAAGAGGGAAAGGTGTATCGAAGGAAAGACAGCGGAAAGTATTGCAGATTCATTAAGGAAGAAGGGCGTGCACCTAAGATTGAATACTCCCGAACACCCGATTTCAAATCAAGCCATACGATTAGAGTAACGTTGCTCGCTGATTGGATCGAGGAAGCCTTTGAAGAGTATGTCCCTAAACCCAAAACCATCCGCATGGCGCCGGCTTTGATTATATTATACGAATTAAATCTAGAAGGGATTGAAGAGACTGAATATTCCTTAACTGACAAGCTTTTTCGTAGTGAAGATGAAGCTAAAAGATATTTAGAGTCTGCGTTTATTAAATGGCCCGCATCAGACAATCTATGGGTCGATGTTCCAATACAAGAAGGAGATAAATAATATGAAAAGCCCTAATGCAACCTGCCCGATCTGCGGCTCAACCTGCATCCTTGAAGATGGCAGGCATGATTGCGAAACCGAAATGCACGCCAAGATGGAGATAAACCTAAACGCAGGGCGGTACGAGTTCATCAAATGGCCCGCATCCGGGAATGTGTGGGTGGCTGTTCCAGTGGAGGAAGAGAAATAATGAAAGGTTGCATAATCGATATTTCTTATGACGGTGGCGCGTACCGTATGAATTATCAAAACAAGGAACAAGAATATTTAATAACGTCTTGGCCTCTTCAACTCCACGAGTTGAAGTTGGATATTTGTCGGGTGCTAGATCAATTATTTATGGAAGAAAAGAAATGAACGACGACAACATCGATCCCCCCACCCCAACCTCCTTCGAATGTCCTGTATGCCACAAGGACAAAGAGAAGTGGGAGCTTGATGAAGATCATGGTTGGGCTTGCGCTGGGTGTGTGGAGGAAGGAGAGATCAATGCAACTATGCCCAATGTGTAAACTTAATGGTTTTGAGTGTCAGTGCACTCGCGCCGAACCGTTTGTTGGTGAAGTTATTATGGGCGGCCAACGCCCTGATGCTCCAGACTGGTTCAAGGAAGGGAGAGAACCAGATTGGTCAATTAAGCTTCAAAGAGAATATTGGGAAAACGCAAGAAATATTAATGAGGAATTTGTAAAGAAGTTTGAGAAGTTCGTTGAAGAGAAGGAATTAGAGAAAAGGAAATCAAATGCTGAGTGAAGAACAATTAAAAGAAATCAAAGAAAGAGTTTCAACCTGCGCGCCTCCTATATGGGGGACGGTTGTTACAGAAGCAGCTACTAACTTCTACCATCATGCTCGCAATGATATTCAAGGACTTCTCCAAGACCGTGAAGAGTTGAAGCAACAAATCGAGCACACTCGTGGCCTTTGTGTCTCCGGGGATGATTCAGAATTAAAGCAAACCGTTCTTACACTCCGCATGCTTAGAAATTATTTTAAACAAGAACTCGCTGAGGCCAGAGCTGTGATTGAGTTCTATGGCAATGAAGAGAACTGGGATGGCGATAGCCTTTATTGCGAAGGGGCTCATCCTTCAGAGAAAGCCCGCGCCTTTCTAACCAAGTGTCCATCGGAGGGGGAATGATACCAATCAAATTTCGAGCATGGAGCCCTGAAAACAAAACCATGTATCCAGTCACAGAGCTGAAGTGGGAGAAAGACATGCTGCTTTGGTATGGTCCTGGGCCTGATCATCAATGCCGTGGCGGCTCGGTGTTGATGCAGTTCACTGGGCTGAAGGATAAGAATGGTGTGGAGATTTATGAGGGAGATGTCCTTTCTAGATTACCGGAAGATGGCCCTAATGGAAAGGTTTTCAGGCAAGTAGTTGAATGGGAACATGCGAAGGAAAAGTATGAAGATATTGAAGGCGATATTTTAATTTGTGGATTTTACTTAGATGCAACGTTTTTCTACACCTTAGAAGTCATCGGCAACATACATCAACATCCTGAATTGTTGGAGGTGAAATAATGGAATCGATAACAGGTCATTGTGGGAAATGTGGAGCTCCTTATTATCAAGAAACCGGAGGGTGGTATAGTGTAACACCACCACCAGTAATACCTACGTGTCTTTGTTGGAATACTCCTAAAATAGTTACTACTACTTCCGTAATAGAATGAATGTTTATGAAATACAGTTGGTTCGCAGTAAATAATGAGAAGCAGGTTCAGCGCAGTTTTTCCCTCATAGATGTGTGGGATTTCGATGCTCTTATAGTTATTGAAACCGAATTGGGGATGATACGCCTTACTAGAACAGAGGCAGAAATGATCCTTCGTAAAACCGATGAGCAACTTAACTACCTTTTTAAGGAAGATAAGAAATGACCAAAATAAGCTGGGATAAATTACCTAAGTCTCCGCATCCAAAAACTGAGGACGAAATAGTCAGTTCTCCTGCGCCTGCGATTAAAGGGAGCATTTGGCCATCTATAGATAATGAATGTTTAGAACTGTTCCGAAAATTACATGAAGAATATGAAAATAGAGAAACTTTAATTTATGCAAAGATCATGGAATCAAAATGACCCGTCTCCTCTGTAAACTGTTTGGGCATAATCCAATCATGAAGGCCGAGAAGCCTGACGACAGTCATTATGTGGCTTGCAAGAGATGTGGGAGGTTTTTCTATCAAGTTCATCCAACTATGTATGTTGTTGTGGAGAAGCGTGAAGAAACTACTCTGTAAAATATTCGGGCGTAAGTGGCATCATGAACAAAAAGATAGGTGCGTTCGCTGTTCTCCAAAAATTACTGTGAATGAACAGTCAGTAACATACACCCTTACTAAAGAAGGTTGGAGAGAGAAGAAAGATTAATTTAATCCATAGCGCTGTGGAAGGACACAGCATCCCCCCGATGGAAGGATAGGGGGAACTTGCAGCGCTGGAACGCGTAGGGTTTAAATCCCGTACTGCATACCTGGTAAAGCCTTCAAGCAGGTATCAAGCCCTGCCTATGGATTAAAATTTAAATGAATCGATCGAGCCCAGTTCGGAGGATCTGGGGATATGGCAAAGGAATCAAGCGCGATTGGTTTCTGAGCAAGCAAATACCTCCAACCGTTTAAACACGAGAACTATGTGAATAAAAAGCATTCAGCGCATGAATAAAATTGATTACAACCTACCAACATCGAAAGAAATAGGAAAGGAAGAGTGAAATGAAGAAAGCAATCTTGTTATTGTTAGTGATCGTTAGCATGTACGCAGGGGCGAAGATCATTGATCAGCAATGTTTCTCCAACTGCGTCAACCAAGGTCATCAATGGGGCTATTGTGAGAGCATTTGTTCTTATTAACCACTAAAGGAGGAAGACATGAAAGTAGTAGACTTATCGAAGAAGTTCACCGACCTGGCCGGCGAGCCGTTGCAGATAGAAGGCGCCGAGGGCTTCACTTACGGCCGTGCGCTGGCGAACATCCTGCTTAGCCATCGTGACGGCAAGCTGGACGTTGGCAAGCTTTACGCGATCGCGATGAAGGTGTATCCTTCAGGCGCCACGACTGAGTTCGATGACGCAGACGCTCGGAAGATCCTAGAGATCATCCTGGCTGACAAGACTTACTCGCCGCTCATCAACGGGCAGCTCCTTGCATCGTTTCAGTAGAATCCCCCTAACCCCAACAGGTTGGCGGACCTGGTCAAAACCGCCAATTTTATGCAGCTTAAAATCACTCCGTACCGTCACCAGATTGTCGGGATTGAAAGACACTTGGCGAGCAAGGAAGGGTTCGCCAACTTCTCCGAGCCAGGTTGCATTGATGGCAATGTAGAATTGCAAATCAATCGAGCCGGCAGAGGATTTAAGATAAAATTAAAAGATTTATTCCATAAGTTCAATGGGGGATCTTCTGGAAGATGGGGTAAGGGATACAAATGGGATCTTAATATCCCTACTTATACAAGATCTTTATGTGATGGGATTCTGAGAGCCAATAAAATTAAAGAAGTTATTTATCAGGGGGAAAAGCCAACTTTAAATATAATATTAAAATCAGGAAAGACCATTACGGTCACAGCAGACCATGAAATCGCTATTCCAAATGGATGGGCAAGAGCTGATTCTTTAAGCGTTAATGACGAGGTGTTGACTAATGGGATACCTATGTATGTTCCCAAGGTGGATTATATTGAATCGGTCAGCAAGGGAAATGTCGTAAAAGTTTATGATATTGTAATGGAGGATCCTTATCGTAATTTCGTAGCAAACGGAATCATTGTTCATAATTGTGGGAAAACATTAATGTCGATCGGCGCGATGAACTTGATGAACGTTGAGAGAGTGCTTGTCGTTTGTCCGAATTCGCTCAAACTGAATTGGGAGAGAGAGATTAGAGAGGCATCAAAGAGAGAATGGTTAACACTCATCCCCTCTGGGCGCAAAAAAGATTTCAATATCTTTATGGCGGTCAAGCGAAGGTTCAAGGTGATCATCACCAACTACGAGTCCCTCACCAAGTACGCCAAAGAGATCGCAACCTTCGCCCCTGAGCTTGTGATCGCCGATGAAGCGACGGCCATCAAGTCCCACAAGGCCAAGAGGACGAAGGCGCTGAAGGCGATCAAGACACGCTACAAGCTCGCCATGACCGGCACGCCGGTTGCGAACAACCCGCTGGATGTCTGGTCGATCATGGACTGGATCCGCCCTGGCCACTTGCACCCCAACTTCTACGCCTTCCGCAGTCGGTACTGCGACATCTATACCGGGGCTGGCTTCCCGATCATCAAGCGGTTCCGGAACATGGACGAGTTGAAGAAGAAGGTGGACCGGTACTCGTACAGGGTGCTGAAGGAAGAGTGTCTTGATTTGCCTGAGAAGATCTTCATTAGGCGTGAGTTCGACCTTAGCCCTGAAGAGCGGAGGGTGTACAAGGGGATGGCGGACGATATGATCGCGGAGGTTGGCGACCACAAGATCGCAGCGTCGATCGCGATCGTGAAGCTCATGCGGTTGCAGCAGATCACGGGAGGGTTCATTCAGAACATGGTGGGGAGTCAGTTGCAGGTTCATGCAACCGGGGTGTCGAAGCTTAAGAACCTGGAGGAGCTGTTGGAAGAGTTGGGGGACAAGAAGGTGTTGGTATGGGCCAAGTTCAAGGAAGAGGTCCGGTTGATCGCGGAGCTGTGCCGCTCATTAGGGAGAGTGGCGTACCGGTTCACTGGGGATGAGACGACGGAGGAGAGGGAGCAAGCGGTCCGTGACTTCCAGAGCGTGGAAGGGAACCAAGTGTTCGTTGGGACAGCGGCGGCTGGGGGCATGGGGATCACACTGACGGCGGCCAGTTACTGCGTGTACTACTCCAACAGCTTCAGCTTGACAGACAGGTTGCAGAGCCAAGATCGTATTCACCGCTTAGGACAAGGGAACACATGCGTGTACTACGACCTAGTGGCAAGACAGACCGTCGACGCCTACATCCTCAACAAGCTCGAGAAGAAGGTCGAACTGTCCGACCAGATCACCGGGGACGACCTGAAGAAAATAGCGTACTCAGAATAAATCCCCTTGACATCTATTTCAATTAAGAGTACAAGAGCGGTAACAATCAACAATTAACCAATGAAGGGAGTCTTCAATGGAACTATCCGACAAGCTCTTTGCTCTCTATCGAGAGAGAGATAAGCTCAACGCCAGCCTAGAGAAGATCAAAGAGTCCATAGAACATACTGAGAATCAACTCATCCACTGGATGGAGAACAGTGGAGTTCGTCAGGTTAAGGACGAGAACGGCACACTCTTCTTCCGAGTGGTGACCTACGCCAAGATCGAGAATCCCGACATGGCGTTCGGGTGGATGAGGATGAACGGCTATGAAGACATTATCCAAACATCAGTTCACGCCAAGAGGCTTGCCTCTCTCGTGAAAGAGAAGGGCGAGATACCTGGCGTCACAGCAACCTACGAAACCAAGATTGGTCGTCGGTCGAATGGAGGTGGGGAATGAAGTACAATGTCGAAATAGATTATTCAGGGGAAGATCTTTACCCTTATCGAGCCACTTGGAGAGTTGATGGAGATGTCTTTGATTGCATCTGTGTGACAGCTTCAACCAAAGATTTGGCGATTTCTGCAATAATGGAAAAAATAAAAAAGTATTTTGATAATCTAAGAATAAAAAAAGAAACAATCGAGATCGAGATATGAACTTTAACATAAATCTTACCAACGACTTTCTAAACAAAATAATCAAAGAGGAAATTAAAAATTTTGAGATCTGTATTCACCATTATTATTCAAAGAAGGAATGGGATGACGACACTGATGTAGACTTATCGGTTACTTTCCTTATGATTAAATTATCCCAAGAGGTCTTGAGGCTTAGAGAATTTATCAAGACTTTCAAACTAGAAGAAAAATTTATCGAAGAAGAACTAGAAAAAATAAACAAGGAGATAATAAAATGAAACGCAAGCGATATACGCACTATAAGAAAGAGCAAATCATGCAATTTTTAAAGCTGGCTGATGAAGGCGTGCCGGTTTCGGAGATATGCAGTAAGAATGATATCAGTCACTCTACCTTCTATCAATGGAGGAGCAAGCTGAAGAAGAAAGCTGTAAATGAAAAAAATGGTGGATTGTCGGAATTGGAACAAAGCTACTTCGCCAGAATAGATGCGCTTGAAGATATGTTACGCAAACTTCAATCCGAAAACACATGCCTAAGAAACGCAATTATTGAAATGTTTCTCAACGTTCAACGCAAATAATAAAAGGAAACAACAAGATGACAAAAGCACTATCAAAACAAGAACACAACACAGCAATCACCACCCCATCAACCCCCCGCCTTGGCTTCGACAACTTCGACGTGTCCGAGCTGATCGTTCCCAGGCTGCGCTTACTGCAAGCCTTGTCCGAGTCCGTGTCCGAAGGCACCGGGAAAGCCGGGGAGTTCCAGGACTCGCTTTCTTCCGAACTGCTCGGAGAAGAAGTGGAGGTTGTTCTCCTGGGCATGAAGAACGGGGCTGTCTACTTCGAGACTGGTGAAGGGCTCAAGTGCAGGTCCGTCGATGGCCGCGTGTCGGTCAACGGCGACCTCTGCGAGCAATGCCCGTTCGGTGAGTACCATGGCAAGTTCCACGAAGACGGCACACCGCCCAAGTGCGCATCGTCCAAGGAGTTCATGAGCGTGACTAAGGGGACCATTGAAGGGAAGGAGCAACGCCCGCTCGTCATCTCCTTCATGAAGACATCCTACAAGGAAGGCAAGAAGCTGGCCTCAATGGCGTACTTGGCCGGCGGCAACATCTTCAACCGTTCTTACAAGCTTGCCTCAGTGAAGGACAAGAACGACAAGGGCGCCTTCTATATTATGAAGACATCCGTCGGGCAGGCACTCAACCAATCCGAGCTGGCAGAAGCCACCCGTTGGTACAACATCCTCAGCACTTCCAAAGTGAGGGTTGTTGGGGATGAAGGCCAAGCCGCCAATAACGAAGTCGTCCACGACGAGGTGTAGCCATGGAAGAAGAAGTCATCGACCCTGCTTACGTTGAGAAGTTCGAAGCCGTATCCGACAAGTTCATGACGCGGTTCTGCACCGTGAGGGATCAACTCCTTGCATCCGAAGACATCACCGCGGTTGATCGATTGAAGATCTACACCTCGTGCATGATGCAGGTACTCTTAGACTCACAGCGGTACGTTGGGACGGAGAACACACTCACACTGCTTGAAGTGTTGAAGGAGAACTTCAAAGGTCATGTCAGGAACTGATTGGACAAAGAACCTCATAAGCGCCCTCCCAGACCAAGTTCCTGGAAGGGATCCCAAGTTGGCCAGGGAGGTTGCAGTGACAAGAAGACTCCCTTCTGTTGCTGCTCCTCCTCCAACAGGGAAGGCAGAGTTCTTCATCCTTAGAAACGGCAAGTGGGTCGAAGATAACAGCAAGATCATACTGGGCTGCGCTTTGCGGGCAGTCTGGAAAGGGCCGTACTTGATCAAGGTTACGGTCGAACAAGAAGTGCTTTACTTTTGTGGCAACGATGATGCTTACTTAAAACTTCCAGACACGAAGAGAAAGTTTTGGATCCATGATATTCTTCAAGTTCTCTCCGAACATATTCCAGTGTGCCCAGAGTTCTGGGAGTTCTCTCTTGAGTGGGCCTTGAAATTGAGGATGGCTCAGTCGATACTAGGGGGAACTTTCGATCTTGTACCGTTTTAGTATGGGGAACATCTTATGGCTTTCCTGCCAAAGCCTGACATCTATTCCGACTTCATCTCACACATCCAGCTTTCTGAGCGACATCTTACCGAACTGCAAACCAAGCGGGGGTTCCCCACAGAGGTGATCACCAAGCTTAGGTTCCGCTCCGGAGGGGCTTATTGCAAGGACGTGATCGAAGATCTCAAGTCTTTATACAACCATGGCGACATGTGGCTATGCGGCTTGATCGATAAGGAAGGGAAGGCCGTATGGCAAGTGTCCAATGAGGACATGATCATCATCCCATACTTGAACATGCAGGATGACTGCTACTTCCTACGCTCCCATAAGTACGGCGCGCTGCGTGAGTCAGGCGTGATGCCGTACTGCGACAAGGTGTTCGACTCCATTGAGTCCGACACGGTCATCCTGTGCGAGTCTGAGTTCAAGGCGGCGGCCCTGTACGCCATGGGGTTCAAGGCTCTGGGCCTTGGAGGCGTTGCGAGCTTCACCGGGCACAACATCTCCAAGCTGCAAGAAGTGGTCAAGGCTGAGTCGATCAAGAACTTGATCATCCTGTTCGACACCGAGATCCAGGACAACCCCGAGTTCACTAACTACAAGAAGGACTTCCGACGGCGCTATGCGCAGCATGTGTTCGCGTACATCCTAGCCAGAAGGCTGGAGGCGCTCTTCCCAAAAGACAAGACTGTTCAGATCGCTACGCTGCCTAAATCGTGGATGATCGATGGGAAGGCGGACATCGATGGTTGTATGGCTATGGGGAAGAAGCGGGAGGACTTCGAACTCGTCCTTAAGGCCGCCGTGTCACCAATGGCGTACTTAGACTTCATGGATGTTCATGAGCAGCACAGGCCATGGGTGAACAGGAAGGTGAAGGCCGCGCTCGATGACAACATCGTCTATGAGATGAACAACTGCTACTACGTCCAGACTGCTCGCAAGAAGGGGCAAGAGATCATCTATGAACCCAAAGAAGTCTCCAACTTCGTCATCAATGTTAAGAGCGTGCTCAACACGTCTGCGGGGCTGGTAAGAGAGGTGGAGCTAGTGTCCAAGTTCGGCGACCGCTCCCGCTCCTTCCACCTTAACGCTTCCGAGATCGCCAGTTACCGCGACTTCAAGAAGGCCTGCCTTGGCCGGGGCGACTTCATGTGGAAGGGCTCCGAGAACCAGTTCTCGTTGATTGGAGAACACATGTTCTTAGAGACTGATATCGTGCCTATCCAAGTGAGGGAGATGATCGGAAGGGATGAGGAGAACCAGCAGTGGATCTTCGGCAACCTGATCATCCAGGACGACGGGCTTGAAGTGCCGGTGGAGCCCGACGGGCTCACGTTCCGCTCCCCTGACCATGGGTTCCGGATCTCGAAGCTCAACACCGGCCCGCTACCAGTTCTCAATACCAAACCAATCGACAAGGCAGAAGTCTTCGAGAAGTATTATCTGGCTTACGGGATCAACGGCATCAAGGTGCTGGCTTACGCCGGGGCGACACTCTATTCAAACGTGGTGTTCGACAACTTCCAGATGTTCCCGTTCCTACTACTCTATGGAGAGAAGAAGGCTGGGAAGTCGACTCTTTCCGATGCGCTCATGTTCCCATTAGGCTTCCCCCCAAACCACGCTTCCATGAACCTTCATGACACAACAGCAGTGGGCGTGAACAGAACGCTTGCCTACTACCACTCCCTGCCTTGCCGCTTCGACGAGTTCCGGAGCGGGGAGCGGAAGATCGACGAGAAGCAGTCGATCCTTCGCTCTATCTACAACCGGCAAGTCGCAGCCAAGGGGATCCGTGGGACGTTCGGAACAAGAGAGGTGGAACCTAAAGGGACGTTCGTGTTGATCGGTGAAGAGAAACCAACCGACCCAGCGCTCGCGTCTCGCTGCATCCCGATCTACCTCACGCCGCATAAACAATCGATGGAGTCGTACAACGCGGTCCGCTGGATCTACGATAACCGTGACAAGCTGTCGTTCATTGCTTATGACCTGATCAAGAACTACACCAAGAACTCCCAGAAGTTCTTGGCTGACATGAAGGCCACGGCAGAAGGGATGAGGGGCGCTGAGAAGATCATTTCTGATTTCCGCACCCAACAGCATTACGCCATGCTCATGTCAGCCCTTGGCATCATGGCGCCACCGGACATGGTCGAGCAATACATGGCGCCGTTCTATGAATCGTTCAAAGAAACTGTGGCGCAAGTCGATTACGACTCTGCCGTTCATCGGTTCTTCTCGGACATCAACGCCATGCGGCTGTGTGGAGAGAAGGTTTACAAGTACGTCGCCAAAGAGAACATCAACGATAAGCAAGTTGCTATCTACTTCCAAGGGCTCTACAACGAGTGGGCCAAGTTCAAGCAACAGCGTGGTGGGATCAAGGACGTGTTCAATGAGAACACACTGAAGGACTACTTGAAGAGCCAGCCGTACTTCGTGAGCAACAACGCCAAGCGGCTCATGAAGGAAGTGGGCGAGAACGTTAGGGTGAACTGCATCATCCTCGACTCAACCCATCCGATCCTGCCGAAACCATTGAAAGAGATGATCGCTGACAACACTCAAACTTCATACGAAGCCAATGATACTGATTAAAGAAATAACCAAGAGACTCAACCTCCACCCTAGAGTCGTTGTGTTCACCCAAGACCTGGAGATGGCCAAGATGTTCCTGGTCACTGAAGACGGTCATTGGACTGTGAACGTCAACAGCAGGTATTGGCGGCTGGAAGACTTCGCTATCCCAGGGATAACGTTCGGGCACTCCGCTTCGGCAGGTAAGGTGATCGTCGGGAACCATACTCATCCCACCGTTGGATTCGATAAAGAAGCGTCCCGGCTCGTCTTCACCAAGAACCCGTTCTTCCCCCTTCAACCCAAAGACTTCGTCATCAAAGACCAGTTCTACTTCGGAGACTTCAAGATAGTCCAAGCCATGAACTACTCTGCCGCGATTGAATCGTGGAAACCAGTCGTGATCTGCGCCAGAGATCTTCATCATTACTTCCACGTTAACGACAACCTGACCATGCTGGACATCCCATTCTCAACCAAGTCATCCTCAAAGATCCTCCCCATCCACCTCATGAACTACGTCACTCCCGTTCAAGTGGGGACGACTGTTATCGCCTATGGGTTCAAGTCGATCTACGAGATCTTAACGTTCCATGAAGCCAAGAGCGTGATCCTAGTCTACGACAAGGACTACGACATCCCAACCTTCGAAAGGGTGGAAGAGATCATGCGCTGCTTCTTGGAAGCGCCGGACCAGGCGATCACTCCGGAATACATCAGCTTCAAGACCATGAGTCATGAGCAAAGGGTTAGAAGAGACTTGGAGTTCATGGCCTTGTCAGGAGCGTTGAAGACAGGACAAACGCATGTTCAGGAAGTGACTATCAGGAAGAAGGTTCAGGACGGAGACGAGATGTTCCAGCGAATCCCCGAAGGAACTTGGCGGATTGATAAGCTGATGGCTCACTTGGTCGTAAGCCGCGACAACCTCATTGGACTGTTCAAGAACTACCGCGACTCTATCGACTTCACCTACGTGCCGTCCAACCACAACCTGTTCTACTTCGCCAAGAACGACATGACGTCCCAGCGCTACTCAGCAGCCAAGCAGTTCTTCTCCACGAACTTGCAGGCCATCAAGACCTTAGAGATTGAAGGGATGAAGTACCTGAATAGAGAGATCGAGGCGCGCCTTGAGAAGCACTGTTTAGGCAACGGCCTGCCAGGGGTGATCCATCAATGGGGGAAGATCACCGAGATCGATCCTTGTGGCAAGCTTATGGCTTTCGATGCTTACCCAGATCCGCGACCCCTTGACCAAGGATCAGAGTCCCAGCCAGGGCCACCACTGAGTTAACGATCTCTTCCGAGACACCTATATGCCGTAAGCCGCCAGCGAGCGCAGACCCGCTCACTGCATACCAGAACTTCTTACTGGAGAAGATACTCTTGAATAAAGAGCCCATAGACCCTCCCTTGTTATTGACCAATAACGACTAGCTGAAGATTGTCGACGGCTGAAAGGTCAGTTGCGGCAACAACTTCAGTTCCGATCGCGCTGTAAACAACTAGTTTCCCAGTGGTGGTGTCGTAATCGTAGAAGAACCCACCGAGGTTCGCCGTAGCGTTTGCTTGCTCAATACTGACTAACCCGAACGAGCCTGGAGTTAAGGTGTAACCGCCAGTAGGGTAAGAAGAGTCTAAGGACACGAAGGCGACTGATCGGTACCGAGCGCCGATAGAAGTCACGATCGGGTTCTGCCCTACTGTTGGGATGTTGACTGTGAGTGCCATAGTGATGTCTCCTTAGAAAATATTGTAACTAAAAGTTATCTTGTTGGCTACCAATCATTGGAGCCAGGTATTGACCGCCATGCTTAATCAAGTCACGATTCTTGATGTAATTAATAAACTTTTCTAACCCTTGATAGAATGGTCCTGGAGGGAACTCTGGGGCCGCTTCTCTCACGTACGAAGGGAGGAGCGGTTTCTCACCTCTCTGGAACTTCTCAGGCACAGGAGCCTTGGTCCTCCCTAACGGTTGATGAGCTGCTGTGAAGACTTCTTCAGCCTTGGTCAGGTCTTTGAATTTCTCTGGCCCAAGAAGCATCTGAAGATTATCTCGGCCATAATCATCAATAGCTTTTGATAAAGCTTTCGGAGTCTGCCCTCTGGTAACGAGATCATTCAACACCATCATCGCTAAAGGCTCTTGAAGATCAGGATTGACTTTCATGAGCCCTTTGAACAACTCAGGGACGAGTCCAGTCCTAGTTGTCCGACTCATTGGAGTAGGGCCTTTTGACGTGAATTGGTTAAGCTTATCAAGCAGAGGTCTAGCCTCACGATACTTAGCTCTCATCATGCCGACAGTTTCAACGGCCTCTGGCCCACCAACTTCATCCAATCCATTAAAGATCTCATCCTTAGCAGCGTAGTGCATCTTGCCGTAAATCTTCTGCTCAGCAGATCGTGTAGTAGAATCGAAATTTGCAAAACTAGCCAACTCGTCTTCAATGGATTTCAATTCATTAAGAGTAGGATTCTTGAAAATTCTTTTATAGAACTTAGCGAGATTCTCATAAAGTCCACGCATCTCTGGAGCTTGAATGGCTTTAATCTTCTTGAAAGAAATATTCCCTTTAGGATCAAAAAAATCTTTCTCTTTGAAGAAATCATGGAGTTCAGCCCTAAGCCCTTTAGCAGAAATCTTCTCCTTCCCGAATTGTTTTAGGACAGGGCCAACTGTGTCCCTATATTCTTTGCTCAGAGCAAGATTCGCTTTTTTCCCGCTCTCTTCCAAAGCTTCCCCAGCTATTTCAGGATCAACTTTAATATCTCCAAGCAGTCCCTTGCTTTCAACTTTGGCAGTATCGTACGCTGCTTCCCTTGCGGCTTCAGACTCCTCATAAGCCGTCTTCTGAGCCGCAACATTGGCATCATAAGCAGCTCTCCTTGCCGCCTCCTCCTGTTCAAACTTATTCATGATACCTTGATTCTCTAAGTCATGGCGCTGCTGCTTATAAGCTTGGTCCTCTTCGAATTTTTTCATTATACCCGCTTCATCTTCAAGCCGGTTTGCCTTGGAAGTTTTTCCTATCCAAGGAGTTTCTTCTAAAAAATTCCTAATTCTATTGGCTGTTGGTCTAAAGAATTGAAAAGCTTCTGACGCCACTGTTTGAGGGAGAACAGACACCCCACCAATCGCTGCACCTAATCCAAATCCACCAGGGGTCATCTCTTGCTCAGGATCTATCCCTTGATAAGCAAGGTTAGTAAGACCACCTTCAAGCGCTTGAGCAGGGACATCAGTTGTAAGCTTCGCTGCTATGCGTGGCCAGAATTTGGAAGCTGTAACTTCGGGAGCCAATCCCCCACCAATTTCTGATAATGCTTTGAATCCAGGGGCTATGCCCCGAAGTCCTTTGCCGATAACTTTATTGATGCCACTTACTGCGCCTCCTGGCAAAACTATGCCTCCCAATTCTCCGACCATGGATGGCCCTGGATACTCTTCTTCTAATTGAGCCTGTTCTGCTTTTTGTTTTTTCCTAATATCTCGGTAAATACCAGGGATACTTCTATCAACAAATGGAGCCGCAACGAGTGAGGACCAGCTGGCTACAACAGGATCCGCAAGATTCGCAGTAGCTCCACGAAGTAGCCCCATCCCTAACGCCTTGTAAGGGCCCGCACTCGTAGGGATTTCTTCTGCACTGCCACCGTAGCCTGCTTGAGAGAAATCTGGAATGATCCCAGATTGAGAAACGTACTGATTTACTCGATCTTCAATATCGGAATCTTCTTTAGGTAAAGAAGAAATATAGGAATTCACCTTGGCGTCTATTGCCGGATCCTCATAATCTGGATCAAGTTTGTCATAACCCTTAATATCCATTTATAGTAGCCCTGCATTTTTCAGAATAATTTCTGACCTAGGATCATCACGATGACTTTGAGCCCAATCAATTAAGTCTTGATCTGGCATGGGAGGTTTCACTGAAGGGGTTTTGCTCGGCTGCACAACGCCTCCGATTGACGTTGTCTCTTTCCCAATAATATTTTTATCCTGCGGAGTCCCTTGTATACTAGGGATTCCAATATCTTCTTGGAATTCAGGGTTCTCTCTTCCAGCCAAAATAGCTCCCATTACCGTCCTGAATCCTTTTTCTCTTAAGTCCAATGCTCTTAGTTTTGCAGCTTTTGAATCTTTCCAGTTAGGGTTAATGTTGGAATAAATCTCAGTCTCTCTTTCGCGAACAGCGGCTCCAGATCGGTTCCGGGTAATGATGTCATTCAAATTATCTAAATCTTTTCTTGTCTCAATATCTCCCAGCCCATAAGGGAGCCCCGCTCCCATTAAAGTATTCCCCTCTTCGATTTTCTTTCTTAGCTTCTGAGTAATAATAATGCCTTCTTGAGCCATCTGAAGTTTTGAAGCAGCTTCAGAAGAAAGAGGTTTATTCATTGCCTTATTTTGATTCGCAATTAATTGGCGTTCATCGAAGTCTTTCTTCCACCTGCGATAGGCTTCATCCGCTTCAAACTTCTTTTCTTGGAATGGATTAATCATCATCTTGCCAGCATTTTTAAATTCCAACATCTGCTGTTGCTTGGCACGATCTAAACCTTGATAATACTCAAACTCTTGAATACCACTTGGCTTAGTAGGAGGTTTCTGCGGCAGCATCATCTTGAGCTGATACAACTCTCTTTGCTTCTGCAACGCCGCTTCCTGAGCGGCTCGTTGCTTCATGACTTCCTGAACCGCTGGCATCGCTCCCTCGTTCCAGCTCTTCTTCGTACCTAAGGTTCCAAGCCCTCCGATCAACCCGGGGACCGCTGTGGACAGAACTCCAGCTCCAAACTCACCCCAATCCCAACCCTTCTTCCCTTGAGCCAACATCTGACCAGACATAGGAGGTAGATCGTCATCATCCTTGTCGTCATCGCTAACGGTCGTGTCCATCCCCATCGGATGAGCAACCATCGTACCGTCTTCTTCTTCACGATAAAGAGGAGACCCAGAAACCTGTCGGTTCGGGAACATCCCGAAAGGCGACGGGATGTCTTCGTTCAAATCTAGTTCTGGCATGCCCCACGATAAGTCCATATCTTATCCCTTACGCATTAGGGTTGGTCCGTGCTGATTGACTGCCGCTATACATGTTCCCCATCAAGCTAGTGAACGGAGACAGCGCGTTGATGTTCAATGCCTGCTGTAACTGCGGCAACTGGAAGCCGTAACTCATCAAGTTCCTAGCCCGATCCATCTGATCGGTAGACATGTACCTGGCTTGATCAGCATTGAACCCAGCAGCGTTGTAATCAGCCGACGATTGATTCAGTTGCCGTTGCTGCTCTGCACTGAACAACTGCCTTGCAATGTCCGCTTTCTGCTGCCACTCACTGGCCCTAGCAGTCTGTCTTTCACCAATCTTACTGCCCATGATGTCTCTGGATAGACCGCTGGCAATGTCTTGAAGCCCAGATCCTTGCCCCATCAAGTTCTTCATCAATAACTCTTTAGCCGCCCCACCAGTAAGCCGGCCTCCACCGAACCCTTGGCCAAACCCACGCATAATCTCAGAGCCTTGCTTCCGGAGCGCCCCGCCAGCAGCCTGCAAGCCTGAACGGAACATGTTGTTATAGTCCTCGTCAGACGTTAACCCGTACTCCCCAATGTCTTGGTATGAAGGCGTGCTGAATTGATAGGGGTTGTATTTCGGGATTGAAAGCGGCGCCTGGTTCTTCATCATGTCCGCTGCTTGGGTGATCCCAGACAGATCATACTTCCTCGATCCCCACTCACCAAGATTCGTGGTGGGAGAATACCATGTCTGTCTATTGAGGGTTGGCCCACTGCCAAACATGCCTCCAGGAACTTCATGCCGATTCGGTGTTGCCATAATTATCTCCTATGACCTGAACATCCCGGCTGAAACTTGCCCGGTAGGGTTCGCCCAACCTCCACCTCGTCCAGTGGTATCGCCAAACGATTCCCCAAACGTGTCTTTCCAACGCTGAGCGCCTTTTTTGTTTCCCTTAAAATACTGCTCCATCAACGGATCACCCAGCTGATCCATGTAGTAAGCCAACATTGGGAAGCCGAGATCTAAATATTGCCGATCCCACTTGGGGGGTTTATGCCCTGCGAACAATCCAGGAATACCGCCAATCAATCCTCCAATGGCTGATCCAGCAGCGCTTCCTAATGGGCCCAAGAAGCTACCGCCTAGCCCACCTATAGTTGAGCCAAGAGAAGCGCCAGTGCTTGTTCCCCCACTATAACCTCCAGGCCCCATACTCCCAAAAGAAGGCAACCCTTCTAAAAAGAAACCACCCATAACAACCTCCTATTTTAACTTCTCTTCCAGTTTAGCCTTGATCACAGGCTTGTCAATATTGTCTTCTTCAATGTTAGCTAACGCCTGAGCATACAGGGTTTGATCAGTAGCTGTCGCCAGCTTCTCCTTAGCCCTTGTTAACCTAGCAATCTCAATCGGAGACGGATCAGGCTTCTCAAGCTCAACATCGATCTTATCGTTCAAGCGCTCTAATTGCTTCTCTTTGATTAAGAACGGAGGCATCAACATCACCTTCCACTCTTTGTCCTGCTTCAGATCATTGCCGTCGAAGTAGATCATCTCGTGGTAATCACCAGTCGTGGAATCAGATACAGGCGCTTCCGAATGTTCCATGATTACATAAGGCAAATCTTTTAAACTTTCAGGGATAGGACAATCTTCTGGATTAGGATATTTTGAAGAATTGGGGTAATTATAGATTACTCCTCCATCCAATTTTTTAAAGATTCTGATCTTCATAATTATTGATCCGCATTGGCTAATAAAGCAAATCTAGTATCAAGAAAAGTTGATGTTGAAGCATTTTGCGTTACAACACGAATAGCGCCTAATGATAAATTTGTGTAAGACGCTAATCGATTAAGTATTGTGACTGTTGAAATAGAAACACATGGAGATTGCACAAAATCAACATTCCAATTTACTTCATAATCTCCTGTTCCCGTTTTTGAAGTTGAAGACATGTTGTAACTCGCATTTGCGGTCCCGGTCGAATTGACATCAACAAAAGACTTAATTGAACTATTAGCATTAATCCCCCCAGCAGTCGGAGGGTCGATGTATGGAAGAAACAATTCCCCACTAAACGATTCAATGTCTCCATCAGGGCTTATCGAAACAATCGGCGTATCTAAACCGTAACTAGGTGATTCTCGATTAATGATTAAGTCACTAACCCCGTCAGCCTGGAACGAGTACCCAACCCCAGTACCACCAATCTGAATCTTAGCTTCCGTGCTGCCACTAACCCTCATGTGAGAGATGGTGTTGTCGACATGAAACTGAACCGCTGGAGTAGCTGTCCCCAACCCTAACCTGTTGTTGGTATCATCCCAAAAGAAGTTGGCATTATCTTGCGATACTAAACCCCCAACTCCAGCGAACAATACACTCCCAGGAGTCAATGTTGATACAGTAAGAGCGCCACTCAATGTCGCGTTGACGCCAGTAAAACTACCAGAACTTGTGATGTCCCCAGTGGCTCCGTCGAGAATGAACTTCTGAGTCACGCCAGCGTCAGAGAAAGCACGGAAGTCATTGCCATTATAGAGATCCATCAACCCGTTGAAGATCGAGTTGCCATTGACTGTTAAATCAGCATTAATTGTAACGTTGCCAGTGAACGTGAACGGGCCACTTAGATCTATCCCCGCCGCTGTAATCTTAGGGCCATCCCCTACCGCGCCAGTATGCCCATGCCCAGTCGTCCCGTTCATGGAATCATTATGGCCGCCATAGATGGTCGTTTCGTTAGGATTGTTCTGGGCAGGATCGATCGTCGTGCCAAGCACGTAAATGAACGGTCGTGAAACAATGAAGTTCCCCATTACTCACCGTACCTTTTGATAAGCTCTAGCTTCAAGTTCGGATACATGCCTATCTCTGGCATAAGCTCTCCAACCCCTGATAGCCGGGAATTGATCAAGTTATCCTTAATGTCCTCAGCGCTCGCTGTCCCTACTTCGCAATCCTTGCATAGGTTCACAGTCCCTACCCTAGTCTTGATCTTCCCCGCCTCATCACACAAACACAACCAGATAGACTTCGACCCAAGCAACGCCTTAATCGGTCGCCCTGCCGTATCTGTAACCATCGCTTGAGCGCCGCAATGCGCGCAGTAACCAGGCTTGAAAGATATCTTCATCGTCGTACATGCTCCAAATCTTGATAACAAACTGTGTACCCGTTCACTTTGATGAACTGGCCGGCAAGTCTGTTCCGTATCCTAACGGAAAGCTGCCGGAATAACAAATCAAAACCTACCGTCTTGTAGTTCACGGCCTGCCCGCCCCATAAGTCAAAGCCCCATATCGCGATCCCCCAAAGCGCAGCAGAATCCAATATCAAGACTCTAGTCACTGATGGCTGCAAAGATCGATCCCTTAACAACTCTACGCTTACCGACAAAGAGCCAATGTTGTTCGGATCAGACGCACCAGATCCTTCTACATCGATGTCTACAAACCACCCATACTTATCAAAGTCCGGAGGAGCCTGGTCGTCTTGCCAGTCGTCTCTTCCCCACAGCATGAAGTCGATCCCGCCAATAGTGTACTCGGAAGTGTTGTCTGGGATGAATGACCACATCGGCTGAACGCCAACCGTAACCGAATCGGGGACAGACGTGATCCTTCGAACTTGATCAGCCCCAGTCCCTTCCAAGATCGATGCAAACACTCCAATAAGCACAGAAGTGAAAGTCTTGTTGACATCCTTCAACACACCGAACCCGTCAGTCATGGTCGTGGTGGCCAACGATGTCTGGCCCGTAAGCGTGTCCCCCACCTGGAAGCTCGCCGATGTGTTTTGATCGACGTTGATGACACGAATGAACCCAACCCCAACGAAGATGACGACTCCTTGGGCGTTCGACGGCGTCCCAATAACCGTTTCGCCCACAATGAAAGGCCCACCAACCACCGCCCCGTGAACAAGCTCATTGTAGTTCTGCCCTCCAATTACAGCCGTTGAGGTCCCGGTCGCGCCAGAAGTTAGCCCTGTGATCACCTCGGCTGTAACGAAGTTGACAGCAGGGTTGTCAAGCTCCACGTCAATATGCGTCGTCCCCACGAACGTTACCGTCCCGGTCGCTAACGATATCGATCCAGAAACTGTCTCACCAACTTGATAAGTTCCCACAATCCCGACAAGATCAATCTGGTAACTAGTCGTAGAGCTAGAAGAAGTCCCGTTGATCTCGGCTCCGTCTCCATCTCCCTGAGAGTTCTTCCAAACGAACCCATAGTAGTCTCCTGTGTAAACGAAGTAATTGCGAGTGTTGTCACGGGCAAGGACGGAACTCGCCGCCTCAACCTGACTGTTGATCGTCCAACCACCTTGCCCTCCATTCACCGTGTAATCGTAAACGAACGAGTTGAAGTTCTCGGTCGCTGTGAACCCTGAAAGACCATCGGCGAAATTGATCTGAACCTGCGTGTGCTGGGCGAAGTTGAAGTTTGTGACGTTCACGAAATCACGGAACTGTGAAGTCATGTTGGTAAATAGATTGGCGATGTCTTCAGACCCTGGCGGAGACGATAAACGAATCTGTGTCGTGTCGAAATCTGTAGGGGCGAACCAATAGAATTTTAAATCATCACTAACGAAGAAAACTCTCTCGCCAGCCTGAACCACTGACTTTTGATTGATAAGCCCAGCATTGGCGTAGTTAGTCTTGAGCCGCTTGAACCCAAACCCTGGAGAATCAAAATCCCCCATCAACATCCAGATCGACCTGCGCTTGAAAGCGAAGACGTAGTCGTTGAAAATAACAACCTTGATTAACGGATCTCCATCTCCGAACCCTACTTCCAGATCGTTCGTCATTGGCCACGAAGTCGGTAAGTTCACGAACGTGTTCGCGTCGAACCTGCTCTTGGAGTAGCGGACGTGGTAATCGTCGATAATCCCAAGCAGCCGGCCACGCCACGCCTCAATGTCTCGCATGGTAACGAGCGGTTGGTTGTCGTCAATGTCGATCACTTCGCCGAGGCCCAGGAGATCGTCGGAGACATCGGTGCCGAAGCTCGTTACCCCAACAGCGTTAGGGACTGTCCCGAGGAAGTACGCTGGAGCGGCTGGATCGGTAACACCTGCGAACTGAACAAACACGTCGATGAAATCAACTTGAGGATCAGCTGAAACTGCGGCGGCAGCAATATTGACATCGTAAGTCTGAGTCCCAAGCACTAACGCGACCGTCGTGTACTGGATGTCTTCTCCAACAATGTAAGGGTTAGACCTGGCTCCAGTAATCGAAGATCGATATCTCATCGTTAATTGATGAGTGCCTATAGTACCATCCCCACCAGCTGAAGGCGTGACTGTAAACCCTGCAAACTGTACTGCTGTTACTGGGACAATGCCCACATCGTAAGTCGTGACCGCCGTCCCCTGCGTCATGAACGGCTTGTCAACACCGTTGCAGAAGAACGCAAAGTTATCCAGGTTGGTGGATGCTAGATAAGCTCCAGCAAACAACCCTGTCTGAAGCAACGCAGGCGTTCCGGTAGAGACTTCATACAGCTCTCCAGCCGATGTGCCGGCGAAAATCAGGTCAGCGTTCGTTGCTTGGCCTAAAGTATGAAGTGAATTGATTATGGGGTTCCCAGTGATCGCTGGGTCGTAAAGCTTAGTCCTACCTCGACGCTTCTCGTAGCTGCCATCAGTAGTCAACACGCCGTTCAAGGCGTATTTCATCTGGTTGCGCTTCACGCGCGTGAAGTTGTAATTGGTCGACATGCCCCCGGAGAAATCATAAATCGGGTTGTATCGCAGTCCCACTGATTGATCTGCTGGCATCGTCTACCCTTTCCATCTAGCCTTATACCCTCTCACGTCTACATGGGTGAATGTCGGATATCGTCCTAACCCATCGAAGTCTTCGCAAAGACTGGCAACCTTCCAAGGCTCAAGCCCTTCAGCTTTGATGTCTGCGGCCTTACCAACCAAGTGCAGGGAACCCTTCTTCCCACCAACTTCAGAGTTGTGCCTAGTACAACGAAACCCGCTGGTAATAAAGATTGGCACTCCCCACTCTTCTCGTTTCTGCTGAAGCTTATCAATCAACTCCAGATCAATGTAAGTGATTAAGCAGTCCGCATAGGCACAATGACAATCCATTTCTTCTGATGTGAAATTCTTGGAAAGCTGAAAAGCCTCGCCTTTAGCAAACTGCTCAATCATTTACCTTAACCTTTATCGCTGAAATATCCGATTGCATCTGAGAAAGTTTATCAAAAGTCTTATCAATCTTTAGTTCTAATCTATCTATTCTTTGATCTGTGTAGTTCTTAGAAGAACTGATGCCGTCAAAATGCGCAGCAACGCCTGCTGCAATCGCTGTTATTGCCGAAATAATAATCCCAATCTTAGGCCATGAAGCTTGGTCGATTGTTTGCATTAAGCGGCTGTCCTGCTGATCTCTCTCCAGTTCGTCCCGTCATTCACAAAGGTAATGTTGTCCCCAGCCGCTGCTGAATAATCAACTGAAGCCGCCAACAACAAGCCATTAAACCCACCGCCACTTGCGATGTTATGCTCAAGAATAACAGGGTCTATGAAGAATAAAGTGATCTCTGCGTTCAAGAACCCGCCACCAGTGGACATCCTTTGAATGTTTGTCGAGCCGGTAACGTTGATAAAATTCCCCCCTAAACTTAAAACCATATCATTCGCAGCGGCTGCGTTCCCGTAATTGTAACTTACAGTGCCGCCAAAATGAGAAGGCCCAGTTGAAACATCCAAAGAAAGCGGCGTGTTTGTAAAAACAACGTTCCCCGTAGATACGGGCTCCCCAGCAATTAAAACCGTGGTCGCATTAGTGACCGTCCTAGTGTTGGTGGTGGAGTCAAAAGAAGGCTGTTCAATCAACAAAGAATAATAAGAATCTAAAGTCGCTGTCTGATCGCCCAAGTGAATATTCTGATTCGACAAATACATATTCACTCGGAAAGGGATATCTCCCACCCCGTCTGAGATTCCACAGCTCTGTGAAGCGAAACTTAAATTTATGAAATTAGGAACATCCGTCCCAAGGACACCGGAACTGAGAGTTACAAAAAATGTTGCATTGGTTCCCTGAATAGGAGGGCCATTAACAAACAACCCAACGACTGTTTCTACATCCGTTGGACTAGTATAATCATAAGTAGGCGGATCAATAACTATTGTCCGTTGGAGTAAATAATCACCACCACTAATCTCAACATTTCTGGAAAGATCAAAATAAATATCGACGACTTCTGTAGCTGAAGGAAGACCAGTATGCGCGCCACCAGTCACTAACAAAGCTTGTGGAGCCCCTGAAGTTGCAACTGGTTGAAGAACGTCTAAAGTAGCAGTCGGAGTTGATGTCCCTATCCCCTGCCGCTTGTTAACGTTATCCCAATATAGACTAGCGTCAGAAGAAATGCTGGTGACAGAATCCCAGAAAGCAATACGGGTAGGCACCCCAGTACCAGTTACTGTCCCTCCACCACCACCACCGCCACGATCCTCAGGGATCGTGACTGGGAAAC